GTGCAGTCCAAACCGGGCAAACCTAAGTTAGTTCCGGATAGCGCACCAGGGGACGAGATTAACGCCTTAAGCGATTTCGACGTTGAAAGCTAACAAATATAAAATAAGTAAAGCGATTGCGAGATATAAAAATAAAACCATATCTTTGAATCGAATTAAAAACCAATTAAAATTTAAAAGTTATGAGTAAGAAACTGATTCTAAAAAATGTGAGATTTTCCTATGTAAGAGTATTCGAGGCCGCCCCTATCATGGACGGGAATACTAATTATTACAGCGTATCAATACTTATCCCGAAAACCGACACAAAGCAGGTTAACGAGATTAAGAGAGCACTCAAGGAACTTGCAGATGAATTTTTGGCGAACAACCCGAAATTCAAGGGGAACCTTCCGGAAGATTGGAGGAACCCACTAACGGACGGCGACAAGAAAGGTGACGAAGGTTATGAAGGAATGTTTGTACTTAACGCAAAGAGACAGGAGAAGAACGGAAAACCGATTGTTATCGACAAGCACAAGCAGCCGATAACGGTTAAAGAAGATATGTATTCGGGTTCATGGGGAACCGCATCACTAAGTTTGTTTTCGTACTTTAAATCCGCTAACAGTTGCGGAGTCGGCGTTGGGCTCAACGGGATACAAAAAGTTGTAGACGACGACCGATTAGACGGGGGTGCAAGCGTTAATGACTTCGAAGATGAAGGAGGAAGCGATAACGGTTTGAGTGATTTCGAATAACATTTTTACAGAGTTTATTATTTAATTTTTTATTAACCGATTTTATTTTATAACAAATGTGCGAGGTCCGCCCGAGTAGAAGCGGGTGGGCCTTATTTTTTTTAACCCCTAAAAAACAGAAAAATGATTAACCCAATTTTCATAGACTTCGAAACATTTTCAAGTGAGGATATTAAGGCGGGCGGCGCGTATAGATATACGATGTCATTTGATTTCGAGATATTATTGGTCGGCTACGCGGTTGGGGATAGTGATGTAGTTATAATTGATGTTGCAGAAGATAAAAACGGGTGGAGGAAATTTATATCCCTAATGGAGGACGCCCAATATACAATAGTATCGCACAATGCGCAGTTCGAAAGATTGTGCCTAAAGGCCTACGGAATTGATATTCCCGCAGATAGATTTTTATGCACCGCGTCCCTAGCGCTATATGCAGGGTTTCCGGAATCACTTAAAATGCTATCGGCAGCGCTTAACCTCAAAGAAGGAAAGAAGGGCACCGGGCTAGCGTTGATAAAATTTTTCAGCCTTCCCCAACAGAGCAAAAAAGACGGTGTGTACCGTAACTACATGAAGGACCACCCGGAGAAGGCCGAGGAATTTAAGGACTATCTACGTTATGATGTTCTTTCAGAACGCGAAGCGTACCACAGGTTAGAATACTGTATGTTTCCGGACTCGGAACGCGAAGTTTACGCCCTGGACCAATATATTAATGATGTCGGGATAAAGGTAGATATAGGACTAGCCACGAACGCGGAGAACCTCAACAAGGATTTTTGTGAGGGCTTGAAAAACCATATAAAGAACCTGTATAACATCTCATCTTTGAAGTCAACCAAGCAATTACAAGACTTTTGTTTTGCCCGTTCCGGTATGACATTTGATTCTTTCCGGAAGGAAGATATTGACGGTATTATAGCAGCGTGCAATGACAACCAGGTAACCGAGGTGCTAGAGGCCCGCAAAATCATCAATAAGACGAGCAATGCCAAGTACACCGCTATGCTTAACTGTGTATGCCCGGACGGGCGTGTACACGGATTGTACCGTTACTACGGAGCAGGCCGGACGGGCCGTTTTGCAGGCCGCCTGGTGCAGATGCAGAATTTACCGCGCAACTATATCCGTGAGTTGGACTCGTGCCGTGAAGACGCTAAGAATGTCGATTTAGCTACATTTGAATTGTTTTGGGGTGACGCCCCCGGAACGCTTTCCCAACTTATCCGTACCGCGTTTATAGCGGACGAAGGAAAGATATTCGTAGTTGCGGATTACAGCGCAATTGAGGCGCGCGTATTGGCAGGCCTGGCCCGTGAAGAATGGCGATTGGACGCGTTCCGGAACGGGAAAGATATATATGTAGTATACGCTAGCCGTACATTTAGCCTACCCGAGGAACAGTGTGGGAAAGGGACACATTACAGGCAGCAGGGAAAGGTAACGGAGCTAGCACTAGGGTACGGTGGTTGGGTCGGAGCTATGGAAACAATGGATTATGAGAAATCAATAGACCCGGCTCTGTACAAGGATATCATACTACGGTGGCGGGACGCGTCGCCGCGCATCGTGGAGTTTTGGGAGGTTCTTGAAAGTAAAGCAAAGCTATGCATACGCAACAAGGCCCGTGTAGATGTAATACAGTACGGCGTGTGGGTGTGCCGTTTCGAATGGTTCGAGGAAAACAGTTCGCTTGCTATCCTGTTGCCGTCCGGGCGACGCCTGTTTTACCCGGAATGCAAGATAAAGACCAAGAGTATCAAGGGTCGTGAACGTAGCGTTATTACGTACATGGGCACCGATTTAACGGGCAAATGGTCGGAACTCGATACATACGGCGGAAAGCTAACCGAGAACCTAACGCAGGCAGTGAGCCGTGATATACTAGTGTACGGTATGCAGACTATACGCGATAGGTATCCCGAGGTTGATATAGTGGGGCACATCCATGATGAGACGGTTAACGAGGTGCCCGTAGATGATTTCGGCGAGCCTGTTGTATCGCTCAAGGAGACTTGCCAGGCTATGGCGAGTACGCCCGAGTGGGCCGAACCGTTCGGCATACCGTTGAACGCGGAAGGATTTATAAGTAATTATTATAAAAAGGACTAGATATGGATAAATATACTTTGTCGGTGGCGGGTAGTTCTGCCTCAATGAAATGGGCGACTGTCAGATACACATGGGAGGGGTTTTTGGAAAGACTCGGTAAAGAGGTACGCAGCCCGGAATCTATGCGCGAGTTCGACCGCCTTGACCGCACCGCGCGCGCCAATCTGAAAGATGTTGGTGGATATATGGCAGGGGAACTTTCCGGCGCTAGACGCCTTAAAAGCGCGGTGTTATCCCGGTCTATGATAACATTAGACGTAGATTACGCGGATGAGCTTTTCCCGGTTGAATTTGAAGCTAGGTTTCCGGGCGTAGCCGCGGTAATATATAACACGCGTTCAGACCGCGAGACCTCTAGACGGTTCCGGCTTATCGTGCCGTTCGCCGACGAAGTACAAGACCCTGTACAGTACGAGGCCGCCGCGCGTAAATTGGCCGAGTTGATAGGTATTGACTTGTTCGACCCGACGACCTTTCAAGCGGAACGAATGATGTATTGGCAATCTCTTTCCGCGGACCAGCCCAAAGTATTCGACGTGATAGAGGGCGACCCGATTAGCGCCGATTACCTGTTATCGCTGTACGGCAATGGCGAAGAATGGCGGGATATCAATAATTGGGCGTTCAAGTCTGACACGGAGAAGGAGACCCGCGCGATTGTGAATAAGGCAATGGCGCAGAACCCCCGCGAAAAGTCTGGCCTAGTGGGCGCGTTCTGCCGGGCGTACACCGTGCAGGAAGCCATAGAAAAGTATCTATCGGACGTGTACGAGGTTTACCGGGGAAACGACAGATACACATATAAGGCGGGTAATAGTGTGGGTGGTATGATTGTATTTGAGGACCTGTTTTGCCTTTCGTACCACTCCACCGACCCGATATCAGACGGACACGCTTATAACGCCTACGACCTTGTACGTGTGCACAAGTTCGGGCACATGGGTAAAGAGGATAGCACGAAGGCGATGAACAAGCTAGTTTGCGAAGATAAGGACTGTGTTAAGGACTTGATTACGCCGGATGCCGATTTAAACGACTTCGACGATTACGGAGATGACACCAAGTCAGACAGCGCCGAGGACATAACCAGTTTGGTTTGGGACCTGGACGGAAAGGGGAACAAGCAGGTAACCGTCAACAACTTTATCAACGCATTCAAGTCGGACCCGTTATTGAATGGACTGCTAGCCTATGACCTGCTGAAAGAAACCATTGTATTTACACGTCCCTCATTTACTTGCAAGGGGAGTAAAAAAGGCGACCCTATCACCGATACGGACGTATCGATTATTAAGGGGCGCATAGAGAGGCTGCACGGCATATACAACGACGCCAAGTTAAATGACGCTATCGAACAGGTGAGCAGTGATAACGCGTTCCACCCGATAAAAAATTACCTAGAGTCTCTCACATGGGACGGAGTAGAACGTATTGATACGTTTTTAATCGAATACATGGGAGCCGAGGATAACGCCTACACACGGGAGGCATTCCGCAAAATGCTATTAGCGGCCGTTACGCGCATTTACAAGCCGGGCACCAAATTTGATACCGCCCTAGTATTTTACTCCGAGCAGGGGGTAGGAAAGTCCACGTTAATACAGCGTCTTTCCAAAGGTTGGTTTAACGACTCGTTAACGAGTCTTTCCGGCAAAGAGCCATACGAAGCGATTCAGTTCACCTGGCTCGTGGAGCTAGCTGAGTTATCTGCGTTGAGGCGTTCCGATGTCGAGGCGGTTAAGAACTTTATATCAAAGCGGGAAGATACGTATAGGGGCGCATACGCTAGACGCGTTAAGACCCACCAAAGACAATGCGTGTTTTTCGGTTCCACGAATGACGATGAGTTTCTGAAAGACGCAACAGGTAACCGCCGATTTTTCCCGGTAGCCGTTAGGCGCGTTAAGAAAACCCGCATTATATTCGAACCGCAGTTTGACGCTATTGTAGACCAACTATGGGCGGAAGCCATGAACGCCTATATATTCGGCGAGGCTCTTACATTGTCTGATGAGGCCGAAATGATAGCGAGCGGAACGAGAGACGAGTTTACAGAGCGTACACCGTTGCAAGGTTTGATAGAGGAATACCTAGATAGATTGTTCCCGGAAGACTATGAAGATAGGTTTCTGCCTCAGCGTATGGACTTTCTCAACGGTGATTTGGGCGAGGTAGGAACAGTGCGCAAGGATACGTGCAGCCTTATCGAGGTGTGGACCGAGGCGTTAGGCCGGGTGAAAGAGGACTACACACCCGCGAAGGGCCGTGAGATTGCCAACGCCTTGAAATCCCTTAAGGGGTGGAAGCGCGGTAAACAGGCCCGGCAAAAACTTTACGGGCGGCAGATAATTTATAGGCGAGTGGGCACGGATATCCCGAAAGAATAACTATCTTTGCAGGGAGAGAATCAATTACTACTCAACTTCATTTCGATTCAACTACTAATTTAAGGGGCTTACGGTTCAGAAGGGAGACGTTGTGAAACGTTTCCTTTTATTTATTTGTGCTAAATCCACAAAGTTTTTTCTCAAAAAGTTTTGTAGTTCAAAAAGTATCCGTATCTTTGCAATGTCAATAAGAAATTAATAACCCTTTAAAACTAAAAGATATGGCAACTAAAGTAATAGACGAAAAGAAGAGATTTAGCTACGTAGTGACATTTGGCCTGTTCGACCAAACCAACGTTAAGATAATGGTAGGAAACCATATATACGAATATGTGAATACCGTTATCGACTATAACGCCGCTAACGGGTGCAGTACTATCGCGGTTCTATATGATTTCAAAGCGCAAAAGTACATAGCCGTTAATATACGGGACGAGAAATTTAACAGTAAAGAGTGCGTAGTAGTAAAGTAATAACAGGGGCGGGGCGACCCGCCTATAAAAACCCTAAAGATATGAAAAAGAATATACTTACATTTTTAACGTACCTGTTTTGGGCCGTAGCTTTCGTAGCGTTTATATTAATATTCTGTGAACCAACAACTAACATTTAAATATTATGTTTGAAATTTTAAAAGTAACCGTTATATTTGAAGGCGGCGACGTAGTTAAGTACGTAGGTGACAGTGTTAGGCGCCTTATGGGAACCCCTGATGTATCCCGCATAGAATCGGCTAGAAAGATTATATGGGCACGTATAAAAGACCTCCAAGAAGAACCCCGTAACGAGGCTCTAGGAAGGGTAGAGAGGATTATACTAGCGTACAGGGAGAAGGAGCAGAGTATTAACCAATAATAGACAAGTAATGAGTAACAGAAAGAAACTAAGGGGCGCACGTGACGGTGCCACACGTATTACACCGGACAAATCAATGAAGGGCACATTTTGCGGCCTGTACAAATTGGAAGCCTATGATAAGAAGGAGAACGCGTGGAACGCCCTAGAAGGGTGCATTAATCTATCGTGGAGAGAAGCGGTAACGGCCCGTACCAATTACACCGCACTACGAAAGGCGTGCAACGTAGCCAACAAGAGTGTATTACAAATAGCAGTACCGAACAATGAAGGCAACGGAAACTAGTGAAAAGGTTTTTGAGCGTACATTATCTAAGTACGTCAATGACAGTGGAGGGATAGCAGTAAAATTGTTATCCCAATTTGTTAACGGACTCCCCGACCGTATGTACCTGTTACCCGGCGGGCACGCGCTGTTTGTTGAATTCAAGAGCACCGGAAAGAAACCGACCAAGATACAGGAGCATATTATAGACCGGATACGGAAGTTAGGATTTACCGTTATGATAGTGGATAGCCCGGAGACCTACAAAAATGCTGTTTTGTACATTGATATGTTACTAGGCGTTAATATCGAATGAACAGGTATAACGAATGCTAATGTTTTGACAAAAAGTTTTGCAGTCCGGAAAGTATCCGTATCTTTGAAGTGTCAAAAGGAAATAACCTCTTAAAATTAGAAGACATGAAAAAGTATTTTGTAAATGGAAAAGAGATATCAGAACAAGAAGCAAAAGTTATCGAGGCAAAGAACGCCGAATATATGAGTAGTACGGACTTCTCGTTGTGGGCAAAATGTGAATTTATAACAGTTATAACCCTTTAAAAATTATTGTGATGAAAGAAAAGATTTTAATTTTAGGCCGCCCCGGGTCGGGCAAATCGGATTTAGCCCACAGGCTAGCGAAATCGCTTAACTATGATTTAGTGGACGAAGTGGCGGATGCGTGGTGGATAGCCGTAAATGGAAAACCAAAAACGGTGTACGTATCTAACAGCATAACCCACGCGGAAGCCGATATGCGGTTAAGCGATTTCACTGTAATAGCATTGTATAGCATTTAAAAAGTAGAATCATGAAAAAGTTAATGAGTATTTTAGTAGTAATTTTGTTCTCAGTTAGTGCAATGGCACAGGTAACAAGCCAGTCCGGGAAACTGGAAACGGTTAAATCGTTCCGGTTAGGAACCTGTAAGCTAGTCAAGGTAGAGAAGGAAGGCGCGGTAACGTATCAGATAACCGCCCTAATCGCAAATGCTTCATCGCATGAACTAGATATACCCCTAGGGGATGAAAAGGCCGCGGTGGCTCTCTTAACGTCCCTAGCGGAATATAAACCGACCAAGGGTGAAGTAGTCAATCTTAATAACGTGGACGGTAATACGGCTACTTATTCCAAGTTCAACGGCACCTGGCAGATATACGGACGCGGGCGTACTCTGTACATAGCAGTGAGTAGAAAGGAATTGTCAGCAATGGCTAACGAGATAGGAGGTAAATAATATGGAGACCACAGAAAGAAACTATAACGAGTTATACGGTAACGGATATGAGTATATAAAGGTTTTCGTACACGCAGGACTGCATAACATATATGCAGCGACCAATGTAAAGACAAAGGAACGGAAACGGTTCAGCTCCCTTAAGGACCTGGAAGCATATCTGTACAATAAAGGGTGTCGCCTTGTTATGACAGACCGTGCTACGATATTCGCCCGTAACATCATGGAGGGCGTCTCGCCGCTATCCCTTATGGACCTGACCACCAGGCGCGACGGGACACTGAAAGAGATTTGTTTCCAACGCGGAGACAGAACGTACACCGGGTGGATAATAGGCAAAAACCTATGCGATAAGCGGGAAGTAATTGTCAGATGCAATTGCCCCGGCGCCTATACGAACGCTACCGGACATAAGACCGTAACGGTACCCGTCGAGAATATTATACTATTGTCGGATTATTAATTTACTAGAGTCATGGAAGAATTTAATAAGAAACTTAAAGTAGACCGTATCAATCAGTTCGGGCACCTCGTTAAGTCTATGGCGAACGGTACGCCCGCTGAAGGGTACACAATCGGGGACGCTATAAAGGCGCTGCCGGATAACCTCCAACAATTCTTATTGTCAGAGGTACCCGACCGGATAATCCGGAAAGCGCCCCCCCGTAGAGGCCTCGACGACCTAACAACTACCCTGTACGAAGGTACTGACGAATTGAGGGAAGTGTACACGGACGAGGTTTTCAAGGCCAAACCGGCTAGAGAGTTGTGCAACCTGTTAGGCATAAAGTCGGCCTTTCCCGATATACTAGATGTAGTAGACGAGGTACTGAAATTATTTCCCGAAAGGCTGACACGTAAAGACCTTGCTAACGAATTGTACATGGACGAGATAGGAATGAGATATTAACAATTAAAAAATTTATTGACATGAGTAATGAAGCTAGAAGTTATATGTGTGTAGGCACCACCTTTGAAAAAGACGGAACGACCTACGTAGTAAGAGAGGCGAACGCCAACACCTGTAAGGGATGTGCATTTTACAGTATCAACGAAGAAGGCGCGCCCGAATGTAAAGGACTATCTCTACCCTGTGACGGGGATTACCGGGAGGACGGAAAGAACGTAGTGTTCCAAACAATCGACAAGAGGGAATAATGCTAGACCGTACACAGTTACACAAGTATCAGATAACGGCCGTTAACCATATTGAGAACAACCCGTTCGCCGCGCTATTCCTCGATATGGGACTAGGGAAAACCGTGTCCACGTTAACGGCCGTGTCTGACTTGATAGAACGATTTGAAGTAACTAAGGTATTGGTAGTAGCCCCCAAGAGAGTAGCGGAAATGACATGGCTAGACGAGGTTAACAACTGGGAGCAGTTAAGGCACCTACGTGTATCTGTCATAAAGGGAACCGCCAAGCAACGCGAGATTGCCGCTAGGGCGGATGCGGATGTGTACACGGTTAGCCGGGATAATCTCGTGTGGCTCTTACAAATGTGGGGCGGGCAAAAGGTTCCTTATGATATGTTAGTACTTGACGAATTAAGCAGTTTCAAGAACCACAGCGCCAAACGGTTCAAGGCGGCAAAGGTTATCCGCAGGAGCTGCACACGTGTAGTGGGGCTTACCGGAACGCCTTCCCCAAATGGACTTATTGACCTGTGGGCGCAAATGTACCTTATAGACGGGGGGCAAAGACTGGGAAAGACAATAACGGATTACCGGGCTAACTACTTCCGCCCCGGGCGACAGAACGCCGGGATAATATACGAGTACAAGCCGCTAGCCGATACCGAGGAAGTGATAGGTGGTAAGATATCCGACATAACGTTATCAATGAAGGCCCTTGACTTCCTGGATATGCCGGAAGTATCCTACATCAACAACTATGTAGAACTATCTCCAAAAGTAAAGAAGGCATACGACAAGTTCGAGGAAGAACAACTTCTAACACTGCTTGACGCTACCGGGGGCGATTCAAAGGACATAACCGCTATTAACGCGGCGGCCCTTACAAACAAGTTACTACAATACGCGGGCGGCGCGGTGTATGATGAAGTACGGGACGTGTACGGGGTGCACAACGAAAAGATAGAGACCCTTATAGAAATGGTTGAGGCAGCGAACGGAGCGCCCGTACTTGTGGCGTATGCGTTCAAGCACGAGGAAGCCCGGATAATGGAGGCGTTGAAACCGTTCGGGGCTAGAAGGCTTAACACCGTGGATGATGTAAGGGACTGGAACGAGGGAAAGATTCCCGTACTGGTTACACACCCGGCAAGCGCTGGGCACGGTCTGAATATGCAGAAGGGCGGTAACCGTATAATATGGTTCAGTGCTACATGGAGCCTAGAGTTATACCAGCAGTTCAATGCTAGGTTGTGGAGGCAGGGGCAGAAGAACAGCGTATTCGTGCATCACTTGATAAGCAAGGGAACGGTAGACGAGCGGGTAATAGACGTTCTTAACAAGAAGGCGACCGCGCAGGACGGGTTAATGAATATAGTTAAGGAACTTATTAAAAAACATAAGATATGAATGTATTGAGTTTATTTGACGGGATGAGTTGCGGACAGATAGCGTTAACCGAACTCGGGTGTTTTCCGGATAAGTACTACGCTTCCGAGGTGGACAAGTTCGCCATACAGCAGGCTACACACGTGTTCCCGGATACTATCCAACTAGGGGACGTTACCAAGGTGGACGTATCAAAATTGGATAAGATAGATTTGCTTATGGGCGGAAGCCCGTGCCAGTCGTTTTCGTTCGCGGGAAAGAGGGTAGGTATGGTAACGACCGACAAGGTAGATATAACCGACCTGCAAACCTACCTCGACCTCAAAGAAATGGGTTTTGGATTTGAGGGGCAATCGTATCTCTTTTGGGAGTATATGCGCATACTGACAGACATACGGAAGTACAACCCGGACGTTAAGTTCCTGTTAGAAAATGTAGTTATGTCGAAGAAATGGGAAGCGGTATTAACGGCAGCTATCGGAGTGGAACCCGTCAAGATTAACAGTAACCTAGTGTCCGCGCAGAACCGGAAGCGCCTGTACTGGACTAACATAGCCGAGATACCCCAACCAAAAGACGAAGGAATATACATACGTGATATCCTAGAGGACGAAGTAGATGAAAAGTACTACGTATCCGACAAGGCTATACAGGGCATGATTAACCACACCGAGAAAAGTACGGAGAAGGGAAACGGTTTCGGTGCGCGCGTTGTATCGCCGGACGGAAAGGCAAACACGCTATTGCAACGGTGCTACAAGGACGGGAAAGATAATTTGCTATTGGAATGGTTGCGGGAATTATTTCCCCGTGTAGAGGGCGTAACGGTCACGCGGGAAGGAATAAGGCCCCACAGGGGAGACGCTAAGAAATCCGGCTTAAGCGAATTGGGAACTATCCGTTTCGCTGATTCGAAAAGTGACACCCTGTTAACGGGCTCGAAAAATTTGATACTGGGCGGGGGTCTCCGTGTAAGACGGTTAACGCCTACCGAGTGCGCGCGTTTGCAGACCGTACCGGAATGGTACGAGTGGATAGTATCCGACACACAAATATACCGGATGTGCGGTAACGGGTGGACGGTGAAGGTTATCGAACATATATTGAGTCACTTATTTAAAAAACTAAGTTATGGACGGAGAGTTTGAAATAGTAAAATTTACCGCGGGTGATACCAAGGAGCATGAAGGCGTAACCTACAAGGCGGTACGCCAGGAAAACAAAATGTGCGAGGGGTGCGCGTTCTACAAGCGGGGCGAACCTTGCAAAAGCCCTAGAGGGTGGATGTGCGTAGAGATATGGAATGACTTAATTTTTAAAAAAGTAGAATAATGGGACTAGAAAATTACACAGAAAATTATCGCGAGGGCGATACAGTAGTATTGGGAGCCAGCGAAAAGTTCGTCTACAAGGGTTCGCAGTTTGACGGAAAGTATAGACGTACCGTACACCTGTACGAACCAGTGCGCGGCGCGTCAAGGGAATTCGAACCCGCTAGCGATGATATGGTACGGCGGTTATCAATACCGTCCAACTTCGTAGCATTTAAGTACAAGGTATCCGTACCGGAAGAAAGCATTAACGAGCCGGAGGTAACGGAGCCTAAACGGTCGTTCACTTCTAAAATGTTCGGCTGGTTCCTAGAGTCCAACCGCTGGAAACATTTTCTTTATGCTATCCCGGCGGGCGCGGTAAGCTTTTGGCTGGCTATCGGACTATCTCTAGGAATGGAATTCAAAGATGCGCAGCACGGCGGTAAATTCGATTGGGTGGACGCTACGTGCACGGCCGTGGGCGGTTTCGTAGGGGCCGCGCTATCCTGGTGGCTATTGGGCAATTACGTATTGCATTATTTAATCAAACTAATCTTTTAAATTATAACGTTATGGCAGATATGGAACATTTATTCAGAGAGCAGGAGATGAGGGAGTGGGAAATGGCAACAGGGCGTCCCGCAGTCACGGAGCGGTTTAAGACCGCATTGTACAGAGCGGAACAAGCGCAATACAATATGCGTAAAAAGATTGATAAGGCGGAAGCCGAGGAAATTATGATATACCGGGGGCTATCAACGGACCCCCGCAAGCCCGGGAGCCTTACGATATGCCGGAAGAATGCGCCGGATGTACAACTTACATCGACGCGCACCGAGATGTACGCGTTATTGGGAAAAGTGAGGGAGGCGCTGAAACTATGATACGGAAGTTTTTCAAATGGTTGAATAGCCCGGAAGATTTGCCCGGGCTGGCAGTGAGAACGTTTATGGTGACTTTATTAACCGTGGCGCTAGCGTTTACTTTTGCGTGGCTGGCATTTCTAACATTAATAAGCTTATAACTATGGCAGGAAAACAAACAGAGTGCAGAAAGAAACCGCTGGAATTCGTAGTCGAAGACCTGGCGACGATACTCAATGTAAATGAGTTCTTCCTATTCAAGTTCTTCAAGGCGAACGGCATCTATTACCGGAAAGCGAAGGGCTTCCCCTATAACCTGGTTAACGCAATGGCGGTATGCGAGGCGCTGCCGCAAATCATATACGCGATTGCGACCACGCGGGACAACCGGAACACACGTACCGAGCCGAACCGGATACCGACTATTGAGACGATGCTGCTAAAGAGCCCGGAACGGGAACACCTGAATAAGTTCAATACGGAGGATATCCCGCGGAAGTGGTGCCCCGGAACACGGAAGCTAAAGTATAGAGGGCGAGTAGAGTCGAACCCTATTTACCGCCTTAACTATTACAGAGACGGGACGGTATCCCTGGACGAATGGATGTGGCAGTTTCATAAGTGGGAAAAACGGGAACCGTGCAGGGCGTTAAGGAGATGTAATACAATTTTACGCGAATGGGTGGATAAATACGGGTTCATTCCGCGAGACATTAACGGAAATGTAGTGGAATGATTTAGAAAACTTTTCTCTCAAAAAACTTTGCAATTGTGGTTTTTACCGCGAAACAAAGATTTTGAGAGAAAAGTTTTTTGTCAAAACGTTAGTAAACATAGTTAATTGATGCTAAATCGAAATCCGCAAAATTTTTTGTGAGACAATTTGAAAAACGTACTTTTCGAGTGAAAAAGCGAGTTTACTAATGTTTTGACAAAAAAGTTTTTTGAGAGAAAATGCATAAAGTGTCATTTCGGCAAAAAGTTTTTTGAGAGAATGCTCGAAAGAGGCCTTTTTACTAACGTTTTGACCAAATGCTCTACTAATTTACTTTACAAATAAAATCCTCTGTGACACTCATCTATAACGTCTAAGTCATTGATAATCAGACTACAAACTTTTTGCATCATTAATTAAGGATTTTTTACTGTGACACCCAATTCACTGATTTACTTATAGTTAGTACTAATGTCATAGATGTCATAAATATATTGTATAGAGATAAAAAACGTGATTTTTAATATTGTGATTTGATATATATTAGTATATGTTAATATATATCAAATTTAAGTACTCATTTTCTTGTTTTTATCTAATAGGAAAACATCTGTGCTTCTGTGACGTTTGGGCTTAATTCGCTGTGCCACAGTACGTTAGGTGGCATTTATGAAATTTCCATGTGTGACGCAAAAACTTAGTAGCCTGATAATCAGATAGTTAAGTTACACAGACGGTAATTATAGGTATTTAGCCCTATTTTGCGGCGGGAAAGCCGTATATTTGCTGTCAATAAATGAGAAGCAATAATAGCGTATGAAAAATTCAAAAGAAGATAAGAACGAAAAGGTGTCCGCTCCATTGGTGGAACGCGGGCTGGACGGAGTGGCGATAAATGTGGTTTCACAAGCGCGCCTTGATAAATCCCGCACGCGCCTAGACCCGGCAGAAGAAAACGGCTGCAACAGCGTATTTCAGATATGTCGCCGACGGTGGGGTAAGGTTCCGATTTGGCAAGAGCCAGAGGATTTGCTAGCCGCCTTTAATATGTACCAGGACTGGATAGATAGGCACCCTATTATCGCGGTTGATGTCGTCAAGTCCGGCAACATGGCAGGAACGCTCCTGGAGATTCCCAGAAAGCGCCTGATGACAGAAACGGACTTTTGCGCGTTCCTCGGTGCAGCGCCTAACTACCTGGCGGTACGCCGGCAGATATATGAAGACAACTATAAGGAGTTCGGGCTAGAGGCGTCGAGGGCGTTCGCCGAAGCAATCGACAATATCCGGCAGATGATATTCCAGGATATGGACGCGGGGGCGGCCGCGCAGGTATTCGACCCAAATTACATTCGCGCATTGAGAGGGCACAAAACCGCACTCGATTACACCACGGGTGGCAAGGAGATTAAGGGAGGCCTCACAATACAGGTTTCAGACCCTAGGACGGTCTCAAGGGTGCAAAAGCTAAAGGAGTTCAAGAAAGAGCACAAAGGCTCGGAAAACGAAGGAAAAGGGGGTTAAATGAAGTGTACCTATGTATTCGATAAAATGATAGAGCCGCTAATGAATCCTGGCATTCGCGGAATAGCAAGTAAAGGCGGTACGCGTTCTTCTAAGACGTGGAGCACCTTACAGCTACTTTACTTGATAGCGCGGGAAAGTCCCGAGCCGTTAATGATTAGCTGTGTTACAGACACATTGCCCGCCGTCAAGCGCGGTATGCTCCGTGACTTTACAAACCTGCTGATTGACGAGGGCGTATGGGAGGACAGCGCGTTCAACAAGTCCGATATGATATACACCGTTAAGGAAGGCGTATATATCGAGTTTTTCGGGTGTGACAGTGCGGCGAAGGTGCACGGTCCGGCGCGTGACATACTGTTCATCAACGAGGCGCAAAGGATACCTAGGGAGATTTTCCGCCAATTGGATGTGCGTACCCGGCTAAAGGTGATTATCGACTTTAACCCGGTTCGCCGTTTTTGGGGTGAGACCGATTTTACAGGGGACAAGTACGTTACTATCCACTCGACTTACAAGGACAACCCGTTCTTGACGGAACAACAAATTGAGGCTATCGAACGAAACGCGAAGGACCCTAATTGGTGGCGCGTATATGGAGAAGGACAAACGGGCGGGCTTGAAGGCCTCGTATATCCCGAAATTGACGTTATCGAGACGCTGCCGGACTTCTTAACGGGCGAGGATACAAAACGCTGTGTTGGGCTTGATTTCGGCTTCCAGAACGACCCTACCGCAATTGTCGATATCTACATGAGAGGTTGGGACCTGTACATAGATGAAGTGTGCTACCGTACCAAAATGCTTAACCGCACGATAGCGGACACATTGAAAGACTACGGGCTGCAAAATATCTATACCGTGTGTGACAGCGCCGAACAAAAGAGTATCGTGGAGATACGGCAGCACGGCTGCAAGACAATTCCGTGTGTAAAGGGCAAAGGTTCTGTCAAGGCCGGCATACAGCAGGTGAAGCAGTTCAAGTTGCACGTGACGAAGCGTAGCGCCGATATCCTGGATGAGGCGGATAACTATTCATACGTCAAGGACAACATGACGGACTTGTACACAAATGAGCCGATAGACGCATACAACCATGCATGGGACGCTATCCGTTACGGCGTCGATTTCCTTATCCGCAAATATCGACCTAAAGCAGCCGCACAATGATAGAGATATACGAGCGTGTGCAGGTTACCGAGGACGGAAGGACAGGAACCGTATTGGAATCGGATGTATTGGGCGTTGTCGTACAATACGACGGGACGGATGAACAAGAGTGGCTATTTTATGAACAAGTGGAACAACTAGAATTCGATGAATATGAATAAGATTAGATTTAAAGGACTTGAGGATATTGTACTGATGTCGTGCCCGAATACCGTCAAGGGGCGGGTGAAACGTGTGCTAATGCGCATATACTACGCACTTTGTCGGTATAATAACGCCAAACAATTGGAATTTATATGTAACTTGCACCCGTGTTACGAGGGTCGGCTAACTTCCGAACAAAGTAAGTTGTTAGAGAAGGTTTCGGAGTACGTACAGGCCGACCGGTTCGTAATCAAAAACCGCCGTGTAGTGTACGCGCTGCCGAGTATTGAACAGGTGACATTATGGCAGTTGATAGAGACGCGCAGAGCCGAGACAGCAACGGAGAAGGTTACGAAGTGGTGCACGCCCGTAGAGAACCAACCCGCCGAGTATTCGCCGGATAACATCTATCACCTGTTGTCTACGATGAAGTACATCAAGGAGCAAATAGAGGCGGCGGACGCTCTAGAGAAACAGTTGTTCCCGCAGGGCGCAGGAGGCCCGGACACCGAGGCGGACGAACTGAAGGAAGCGAAGAACATTTTGACTTTGGTACAGGCTACGGCCGAGGCATTCAACTGCTCGTTCGCGGAAGCCAAAAAAGTTAATTACCTGGACGCTATTCTGGCACTGGCGAAAAGGCATGAAGATATTGAAAAGGAAAAGGCGGAGATAAAGAAACATTTTAACAAATGATTTATGATTAAAAAATATGAGATAATTAACGACGGGGGCAAAAAGCGTATCAAGGCTTTACGCTCCTTTCACGTACAAGGGCGCTACGTCAACATAGGGGACGTGGGCGGTATTGTGTATGACGAAAACACGCTGTCACAGGAGGGTAATGCGTGGATATTCAGCGGAAACCTTGGCTATCCTTCTATCCGTGTGGGCGGCGATAGTATTGTAGACACAAATGGCTACGAGGGCGCAGTAACTGACCCTAGACCATTCGTTAACATTACGGGTACTTCGGCGCTTATCGGTGCGCACGAGTTTGTTACGGGAAAGGTAGCAGCCGCAAGGGCGCTCGCGGTAGGTGATGTGGAGCGGGGAAACGCTACCGCCGTTATTGGTTCCAAGTACGAAGATTCCAAAATAGCGGACGAGAATACGATACGTACAAAAATAGCGTATTATAACGGCCTATCCCCGTTAACAATAACGGTAGCGGGCGCAGGATACGAGGCAAAAGTACTAGTGTATGACAGGGACGGAAATCTAACTTATGAGAGTGGATTCGATACGGGGATAGATGCCACCGACAAGAACGCATATTATTACGCCGTAGTTATTCGTAAATCCCCGGCGGCCGCAATAGCTCCGGCAGACATCACCGCAGCAAATGTTACCATACCGTCAAAAGTCATTGAAAGTACTATTAACATCAAGGATAGCCGGATAGAATTTAACTACACAAGTGCAATGACTGTTGCAACTAAGGTTAATCCGGGTCATCGTAGTGCTAACATTTCACCCGTATCGAATATTAGCGAGTCAAATGTAGCTATCAGTAAGACAGGCAACGGAGCATTCGTAGCTAACGTCTTTACGGATGCGGTTAAGTGTAACGTAGAATGGCGGCTTGTTTTGGCTGAATCTACCCTTACCGGGAACTTTACGAACGTGGAAAGATTAGCGTTGGACGGGTCTGCTTTTCTTGCATCAACTACCGCTGTAAAGGAACGTATAAATGTAAAAGATTGCGGAATATTTTCTATGTCCACAACCGTGATTCCGTTTAGCACATTTAATGATGTGGTAGCAGCGGCGGCGCCACTTACATTCATCCGTTGTAACGTTGAACACGGATTGTTCTACCACAACCCGGTTAACCGCAACGTGTACACAGATATCGACTTTTCGAAAGCTAGCGCCGATTTGGGTAAAGCTCTCATATTCGGTACTCTATGCAGTTCGGAGGTTGAAGGAATGTACCGCGTGTATCACGTAGCTAGCAAAAAATTCGGCGCACTAGTGGAAAGCTACGACAGTATTAAAGATGCCAACTTTTCAGATTTGGCGACTATGGTCGCTACCACGATTTACAAGGATGCAAAACTAACCGGGCTATTTAACATCTCGGGTACAAACGTATTCGGCGGAACCGGAAACCACGGAGGCGGTAAAGGCTGCGAGATAACCAACACGAAAGAAACGGAAATGGTTATATCGGGCAATGTCCGTGTAGAGGGTAACGCCAAGGTTAAAGATACTAGAATCACCGGAACGGGCTACTTTGGCGGGAACTCCGTTACGGAGAACGCCGCCGTAGTCGGTAGCATATGTGTAACAGATAACGGCGTGTTCGCCCCCGCCCCGGAGGTGGGGAAGTCCGATTCTGCCATACATATAATGGACAACGCTAGGTTTTTGGCCGCATCCCGTTCAACAAATAATGTGGTGCATATGGACGGAAATTCCGAGTTTTCCGGGACTATCGCAGTTGATACACTTTCAATAGTAATGCACGACAGGTCTAGAATAGCGGGGAGTGTATCCGGAAAGGGCATATTAATACTAGAGGGTAACGCGGATACATCCGATAAGGCAATAGAGGCAAATGGCTGTATTCGTCTTGTCGGCAGTTACCGCCAAACCGGGGCTAAGATATGGACGGGAAACCGGACAATCGGCAGCGAGTCCGAACCTACATACGAAAATAATGTAATGACTAAGTATGACTTTTAAAGGGATATTAGATGACGTATCAACATGGGCGGGCCGACACGGCCTACCCGTGTTTTTTGGCGACGAGTACACCCGCAATGTCCTAGCGAACCAAATTACGGGTGACTTCGTTTTCGTAGATACGCCCGGAGGCGTACAGACCTATTCCGACCTAGCGCCCGAACCGTTTGGAATTAACGTACTTATCCAGGTGTTAGGGACGTCCCACTACCTACGTGACGATACGGCGGAAATAGAGGTCCTAGGCAGGACTTTCACCGTTATTACAGACATTGCCCGACAGGCGGGCTGTAACTACGTTAGCGGGGCCGCAAATGTGGTTAAGAGACAAAATATATACGATAGTCCCAAATCGGGGTGGGAGATAACTCTTAATATATCCGAGTAATGGCAGCAAATCCGATAACACAGATAGAAGTCCTACTAACCAAGCTACGCGACGATATCGAGCAGTCGTACATACAGAAGGGGCTAATAGCGTCCGGTAACTTCGGGCGCGAACTGAAACTTACTGTAAGCGGCAACAACGCGAAGATAACCGCACCGCGATATGTCGGTGCAATGGAGGGAGGACGCGCCCCCGGAAGGCGGCCGCCGTTATCAGTCATCAAACGGTGGATAGAGGACAAGAACCGCCGAGGGGCTAACATACCGATTGAAGCGGCGTACCCTATCACCAAGATGATAGGCGAGGAGGGCATAAAGGTTCCCAACGACCACAACCCGGGCGGCGTGGTGTCGGATGTACTTAACCCGGCTAGGGTACTGTCATTGCAGAATGACATCATAACGATAATACAATATGCGATTATTGACACTTTAAACATCAAGTAATTATGAAGATAACAATACCCGTTGCAGGCGTGGAATTGCAGGGCGTAGCGAGTCAGGCGGTAATTTACCCTAAGCAGTTACCCGTATGGCCTACCCGCCCTATGATGATTAAGATATACCCGGACAAGATTTCTGGCGTAGGGCAAACCGTAACCGTCGCAGTGGCCAATCAGGGCATCGCGGTACATACGTTCGAACTGCCATACGAGGACGTGATAGATTTTGATATATCTTTTGTCTGCCCCCTAATGACGCGCGCGGACCGTCAAAAGTCTACCGAGCTAATTGCGGAGTCCGGTCTACTATTCCTTTGCAATACGAGTGCGGGCATACAGATTATCGCGTTGGGCGTATTCCATTGTGACCTAACCTACTGGCACACGATACCGGGCAACCAGGCATCATTACCCGAGCCGCCGAAAATCAAAATGCCCGGACAAGATGTAGACATATACTACCCCTTTGCGACGGCATCGGGCGTAACGTTTCCGGTAGTGGCCGAACCCGCCGATGACGCGGACCCCACGGCAGCTATCATGCCGACAGTATACGAACTAGGAAAGACACTAGACGTGCGGTACCTAAAGAAATTGACTATCAAAGATGTATGGGGCGAAGGCCTAGACCACGTTATAGAGTACGAAAACCGCAATTGGAACCACGCCAATGAGGACGACGCGTTATTGTGCGCGCTCCGTGTCCGGTGGAATATGCAGAATGGCGAATGGTTTTGGGACGCTTTCAAGAACTTCTTTTGGTCGAACAACTTCACGTATCTACGCGGCCTAGGCGGTGCCACGGAGCAGGCAGAAGTTACGGTTAACATGGAGTATGGCCCGGACAAGTACGCGGTATATCAACAGTTGATGATATCATCACAGATTATTATGGAACTGAATATGCCGGGCATAAACCAATACCAGTACAAAGTATTCCGTGCGGAAGTAGTCAGCGATTCCGGCGCCCGGTGGTCCGGCAGCACGCGCACATACAGACAGCAAGTGAGATTCCGTACAAGGGAGCTACAAGATAATTACATTTCCCCTGTACTACCGGACTCACCCGCGGTTATTCCCGTGCAGTTCAGCGCATCACCGTTAACCATGACGTCATTCCCGTACTATGCGGATATTAATGCGCCGCTAAACGTTAACAGTAATGTGTTTTGGGATATCGTGCCGGAATCAGATTGGCTGATTATCAACAGCCCGGAGAACGGCCGAGGGAAACCGGGCGTATCACAGGCAGTGACTAGTCGACGCGTGAACCCGAGCACAACGGGACGTATAGGGTACATGCACATCTACCGTGCGGGCACGACGACTAAACTAGCGACGGTAAATGTAAGTCAGAACGGCGCGCCCGCGGTGAATGCTACGCCGAAGTTCCTACCCGTATCATCGGAAGGCGAATTAAAGCCATTCACTGTTAGTTGCGCAACAGCGGGACATGGTGCATTGCAGGTGAAAAATATGTCCGGTGTGGCGGGCGCGTGGGTCAATCTAGACGCTAGCAGCCTAGACCAGGACGGCGGCAGCGTAAAGGTTAACCCCGCACGTAATTTACCGGAAACGGGCGGAGTTCCGCGTTCGTGCATTATCCGTACAACTCACAATATTACGGGACAGTTCGCAGACGTGAACGTTATGCAGTCCGTGGCTTGTCCGGTAGACCGTTTCCCGAACGATTTCGCATGGGAGGGAAAAGGTATGTTTGCATATGACGGAAATGCGCATGATGATATTTTTGCATTTACTTCCGGAATACCGTATACCGATATGGTCGCGGAATGTAACCAGAGCTACGTAACTAATATTAAAATAACACGTGCAACACCTCACATTAGGCTAGCGTTTAGCTTGGCGCAAAACCTGGGCGAGGATAGGTTTGCGCGCATCAAGGTTAAACACGTTCCAACGGGAAAGGCCATTGTTACATTGGTATTATTCCAACGCGCATACAGCGGCTCACCTGCTAATTTCGTTCACGCTAGTTGGGACCCGGCAGAAGCCGCCGACGGAAGTATGCACTACTTTGAGTTGATAACGGCCGCGTCCGAGGTGCCCGCTATGAGCCCACCGTCACAAATGTACCTGCATAACATTGACAGCTTGACGGTAAACGGCGTTCGGCTTAATAAGTTCCGCGTTATGCTAGATTGGTGCCTTTTTACACGTTCGCTTCAAATAGGAATGAGTGTTACAGGGGCGAGTAAGACTATATCAATAGGTCAATTTGCCAACGCGGACGCTATGACGATATCTACCAATACGCATTGGAACAGGTTAGCGCCTGTGTGGGTAATCGGAAAAGATAGCCTTACTTTCAATGTGGACGTACAGGCGCAAAAACTTAACCAACGTGATGAGATATCGTTTTTTCGCCTTGATAGTTGGATTAGCTTGCAATCTACGGAAGCGCACCAGGGGAACCCGTATGTACGTAGATTTACTATTAATCTAGCGGCTAACACCACAGGCGCGGCACGGGGTACGGAAATTAGGTTCCAAAGACCGGAACTGACGGATATAATTATAAGAATCGAACAAACGGGTTAATATGGATATAGTACAATTAAGGATTAATGGAAATTACATTGAGGGCCTTTCGGGGTCCTCTGTAAAACTCACAGTGAACAATATATCACCCGTCACAATGACAGGTGACAGTGTGGCATTCTCGGCAACTATCAAGGTGCCGAGAAGCGCCAACAATGACCACATATTCAAGAACCTACAACAAGGGTTCCATGAATGCGTATTCTACGACTGTAAGTTATTCGTTCACAGTCTTCCATTTCAATACATGGGGTATGATGTGGAGTTCTACGCCAAAGTAACGTACAACGGCGGAAACTATAACATATCACTAGTAGAGAATACAAGGAGGTGGAGCGACGAGGAGATAAGATTGCAACACCCGCTTGTACAGGTGGAACAGATGTTTGCCGGGTGGCAGAACGCTACCAGGGTCGTCAACCTGGAAAAGGTTATCAACGACCATATCACATGGAAGGAGGGCGTGTTCCCGAAGTTGGCACCGAAGAATAACAAGGGTGCCACTATTCCCGAACCGATAGACGCGGCTCTGCTAAAGCCTACAATTATGATTTTCCGCTCGTCAATCGTGTGGGATAACGATGTAGCATCCGGTAACATGACACTAGTTCCCAAAGAATACACGAAGGGCCGCGGGGGGTATATCTACCCTAGTATCGCGCGGGTTGTAATATCCGACACAATGAAAGCACTATACGCTACATTGTTCGGTCCGGCCCCAAAAGGACAAAACCCGGGGTTCAATCTCCGTTCCGGCGTAGGGCGCGATATCCGCATGATAGTGGAGTACACAGGGGAGACGATTCCTAGCACGCTGCCGGAACTGCATATTGTAGCGGAAAGTACTAACCTAACCGAAGGTATATTGTACCCGCGTTCAAAACTGACCGACCGTATTTGGCTGTACGGTTCCCCACTTAATGACGTGGTTTTCGTTACGCCGACAAATGACAAGTATATGATAGTGAAGGGTCTTATAGGCGGTAGCAAGGTATCGTGTTTCAAATTCCCGGACGGGTACGCACCGGAAGAACTCATTGATTTGGGTGACGGCGCCGCGGAAGTGTTAAGCACATACAGAAGCTTTTCAACGCTTATTGGTTCGGTCCAGATCCACAGGAACTTTTACATGTGTACGGCGTTCCATTGGCGTAAACAATGGCGCGACAATACATTGAGCATTGAACCGATTATCAACATCAATATACGGGACAAGACGAGAAGCAGGCACCAGTTTCTAGAGGATTGGAGCAGTAAGTTTATAAGTGTGGACACTATCGAGACGCCCGATGAATTTGCGGACCAACTCGTTACACAAGTGGGTGACGTAAAGTACAGCTACTCGATAGGTCCCGGAACGCTCACGCCCGTAAAGGACGCGTATAAGTCCGGACTTCCGTTCGCATATAACTATATGGCGTTTCCAAAAGTGGCGTTAACGTCTAAGTTTACGATAGGGGGAACCGCTACGTATGTGACTGCACTAGAGGATGTTTACCGCTATTACATAAAGAGACACTTTAAGCTATTTGCGCCTAGAATGCAGGTTAAAATCAAGGCCCGACTAGATTATAATGACGTTATTAACCTCAAGTTGGACCGCGCATATTACTTTTCGCAGTTGGGCGGGTGGTTTTACCTCAAATCTTTGGGTGAATATGACGTAATTAAAGGCGATTGCAAGCTATCTTTGTACAAATTAGACTTAATGAGCTAACCATATGGCAGACCAAGTAACATTATTAGACTTAAATTTCGGAACGTCCGAGGCTGAAAAGAGCCTCGACGCTCTGATAGCGAAAAGTATAGCGCTTGCAAAAACCAAAAAAGATTTACAAGCGGCTTATACTACGGAAAAATCGGCGCTCGACGCATTGAACCAAAATTACGCGGACGGACTTGTATCACAAGACAAGTACGAAGCATCAGTACGGAAGCTTAACAAGGAGATGATAGAGACCAAAAAGGCCCTATTAGACAATGCGAACGCGCAGAAGGAGAACAATGCCGAGATTAAGAGTACCAAGACTTTGTTAGACAGCGAGGCCACGAGCGTTAACGCGCTCCGTGCGCAGTTGGCGCGGAACACCGTGGAACTTAACAAAATGTCCGAGGCGCAGCGCACCACGAGCAAGGAGGGCGTAGAACTCACAGAGCAAACCAAAGCACTGTCCGACAAACTGAAAGAGCTAGAGAAGTCCGTAGGGGACAACCGTAGAAATGTGGGTAACTATGCGGAAAGTGTCAAGGACGGAATTTTGCAAACACAAGGACTATCCGGCGGAACGGGCGCACTTGTCGGCGTGATGAAAAGCGGTATAACAGGCGTGCAGGCGTTTAACGCCGCGTTGAAGGCGAACCCTATACTTTTCATAGTAACAACCGTGTTAACCCTTATCGGAGCTATCGAGAAGATGATAAAGAGGAACAGCGACCTCGCAACAAGCCTAAAGGCGGCTTTCGCGCCCTTCCAAACGATTCTAGGGCGGTTGCTGGACTACATTACGGAAATGTTCACGGCGCTTGCAAAGGCCTTTGAATGGCTGGCCGAGAAAATAACCTGGCTACTCAACAAGATAGGGCTTATATCGGACGCTACACTAGAGGCGGCTAAATCTGCTAGCGCCCTAGAGAAGGGGATACAGCGCATTTACAAGGCGGAAACCGATATGCTTGTGCCAATGGCCCGTATGAAGCGCGAAATGGAGGAATTGAAGACCCTGGCGGCCGACCAAAACAAGTCCACGGAGGAACGCCGGAAACTGCTAGAGCAGGCTACCGAGAAACTTCACGCTATTAGGGACATGGAAGTATCGATACTTGACGCGAAGTACAAGCAGATAAAGGCGCAAAACGAGCTGGGATACACATCAGACGAGGACGCACGGAAGGAACAAGAGGCCCTTGCAGCGCTCGAGCAAGCCCGCGCCAGCTACGCCACACAGGAGAAAGAGATATACGGACAATTAACCGGATATGAGAAGGCAGACGCAGCCGCGAAGCAGGCCAATATAAAGGCAGCGCTAGACGCGCGGCGGAAAGCGGCGGAAGATGCGGAAAAGGCAGAAGTGGAAGCGGCACAGAGAGCGGCGGACGCACGAACGAAAGCGCAACAAGCCGTGTTAAAGCAATACGCGGATGCAGTCGAGGCGATGCAATTGCAGATAGCCGAGAACGAGCTAAAGAACGGAGCGGCCACACTTGAGGAGCAACAGCAGGTTATCAATGCACAAATAGAGGCCGAGAAGTATAAGAGGGAGCAGAATCTTATCGGAGAACAGGAATATCTCAATAACGTCAAGGCGCTACAACTCCAATTCGCCACAGCAGTGAAGGCGGAAACAGACGCCCGCGCACAGTCCGAGAGGGACCGACGGGCAATGGAGATTGAGAACCAAAGACAACTAGAGGATATCAAGCTAGGTAACTCCCTGGAAGCCGAGCTAACACGGTTGAACGCACAGAGGGATATGGAGGTAGCCGCCGCCGAGGCGATAGGGGCCGAGACGGACAGCATATACGAGCGCTACGAGCTAATCAAGTCACAGAGGGAGAAGGCCGCAGCGAACGCGCGTGTAGCCCTGGCAGGCGATGTAGCCGGGCAATTGTCAACGCTGCTAGGCGAGGAGTCCGCCGCGGGTAAAGCGGCCGCAGTTGTGCAGGCTACAATAAATACGTACCTAGGCGCCACCAAAGCATTGGCACAAGGCGGTATATTAGGCATTGCACAAGCCGCAATCGTGATAGCCGCCGGAATGAAACAGGTGATGAGCATCACCAAGACAAAGGAACCGGATACCAAGGTACGCACACCGTCCGCAAAGTACGCGAAGGGCGGGCAGATTTACGGCCCTAGCCATTCCGCCGGGGGTGTAACGTTCGTAGGCTCCAATGGGCAGCGATTCGAGGCTGAAGGAGGCGAGAATATGTACATACTAAACCGGAAGGCTTCCGGAGCTATTAATGCGCTGTCAGCGCTTAATATGGAGTACGGCGGGCGTTCATTCGGCACGTCGGGCGTGTATCGCTACGCAAACGGCGGCAAGATTTCGGTAGGCTCCAATGGCACCGTAAAGATGCCGTCTAATTTCGCCCTGTCTGATGACAGCCTGTACAAGCTAGCCGCTATAATGTACGATTCAATCGCACGCGTTCCGGCGCCACAGGTCGCAGTAACGGACATAAACGAGGAAACAGAGCGCACACAGAGCGTGCAGGTGGCCGCAGGTATTTAATTGATAGGTAAAAAGCCCCTTAAATGTAGTTTAATATCATAACTTTGTGACGCAATTAGTGTAATTAAAAGGAAAACATATGAAAAAGCATGAAAATATTTGAAAAATTACGAATAATCGAAGCGGGTGAAACGAAAAACGTTATCGAGGAGAACGGGAAAGTCTATAAATTAGTTATTTCCGCCGAAAGCTTCCCTTCCCTTGTGGCGCTTGGAAACGAACGACCGATTCACGCACGCCGTACACATAACGGAAACGATTTGTTGGACGGGTATATAGGATACTTCAAGAACTTCACGAGCGATGACACGGCGGTATATGCCGACCTTGTTATGTCGGAAGCCATGGAAACCGCGTACCCCTCTGAATTCGCATTCATGGTTAGCATGATTGAGAAGGAACCGGAGTTGTTAGGTGTATCCGTCAATCAAATGGACGTTAAAAAATTCGATGATGAAACGGGAACGGCAACAGTTACAGAGGTGACTGCATTTTTTAGCGCTGATTTGGTGGGACTTCCCGCCGCGACTAGTTCACTTTTTAGCAATAACTTTAAAAATTCAAAGACAATGAGCAAATTTTCATTCAAGGGTTTGGTGTCTATGCTTTCGAAAACGAAGCTAGCCACGGAAACATTCACCGCATCAGACGGCACCGAGATTACGGTTTCTTCTGCCAGTGACGAGGTGCAGGTAGGCGACGCCGTTACTTTGGCGGACGGAAGCCCGGCACCGGACGGAGATTACCAAATCACTACACCGGACGGCGACATTATTTTGGTCGTTGAGGGCGGCGTAATCGCAGGTGTTAAGGATATCGAAGTAGAAGGTACGGAAGAACTCGCGGAAGATACCGAAAAGGACGAAACCGAGGACAAAGAAGAGAAGAAAACACCGACACCGGAAGAACTGGCAACAGTACAGGCAGAAGTAACCGCGTTGAAGGCGGAAATTTCAGCGCTGAAAACACAGCTAAACCGCAAATCCGGAACGCCTAAACCTGCAAAGACCGAGGTTACGACCGGGGAAAACAAGGGAGAAACAAAACTAAGCCGTGAAGCCGTTCAAAAGGCATTCTTGGAGAACCGCAAAAAATGGCGCTAAGTAATTAATTAACAACTAAAAAACTAGAAAATTATGGCATTTACATTTAGTAATTTAAACAAACTGAACATTGACAGTTTATCTGAGGTTATCTCTTTGACGCTTGGTTTGGAGGGCGAACTTTCCACAGGCGTAACGGTGCTCTCCGGCATTGAGAAGGGCAAACCTGTCCTTACATTCACCGCTACCGACAAGGCGGTAAGACGTTCCGCAGGTTGCGACAGCGAGTACAAGTACAGCGCGGTGCAGGACAAAGTTAAGTATTACGACCATGCGCAAATCGAATTGCCTATTGTGGTATGTTTGCAGGACTTGTGGGGTAAAATGGTTGCAAAGGGTGTGCACCTTTCTGACAACTTCGACCAAACACAGTTGGCCGCATTCATGCAGAGCGAGATTTTGAAAGTGTTGGAGGCTGATATGTTGCGTCTCGTGTGGTTGGACGGCTTGAAAGCTTCCGATACCGCAGGCGAATACACTGTGTTCAAAAATGGCGGTATCATCAAGCAGATGAAGGCATCAACCGAGACTATCAAGGCGTTGACACCCGCCAACCAGGCGAACGTGTTAGAGTGTCTGAAATGGTGTATTGACAATCAACGTGCAGACCAGCTGAACGACTCCGAGTTCTTCGTTTCTAGCAACATTATGCGCGCGTACAAGGATATCGTACAGTCGAAAGATAACAACCTGGCACAGGCTAACATGGAGGACGGAAAACCCGCGTACTACTTCGAAGGTTACAAAATCAACGAGTTGCGCCACGTATCCAACAGTGCGAAGGGTGACGCGTTAACCGTGCAATCATTCATTGCGTTCACTCCGAAAACAAACATTCAGTTGGCATTGGAAGACTCTAGTCTGACAATTGCGCCGTTTATCCAGGACGCGAAAGATAGAAAGTATTACAGTACTACTGTATTCGCTGCTGACGCTATGTTAGCCGTTCCACAGTACATGAAACTGTGTACAGCGGCAACAGTTTAACCAATTAAAAAAACAACTAATTATGGCTTGTATAAAAGCACTAGACAAGGCAATACGGTATAATTGCGAATTGGGCGCGGTTGGTTTAAGGGAACTATACCTTATCAACTTCGCCGACATTACCGCTATGACTGCATCAGCCACGAATATCATAACAACCATAACCTTAAGGGCGGGAGCTAAAACAGTTCCCGTCGATACGGTTAAAAATGGCGTTAAAGTGGTGGAGGCAATGAAGGCTACGGACGTGTCTAACGGAATAGACCAAACATTGACTATTACACTGTATAACAAGGCCTATTCCGGTGCGCAAATCATTGACGCCCTTATGAACGGGCGGTTTATGGCGGCGGTATCGTATAAGGACCTCAACGCTAAACAGATTATGTTAGGCGCTCTTTGCGGTTTGGAAATTTCCGACATTCAGACGGACAGCAGCGCGAACGGGGGTTTTACCTCTATCACGCTAAAGACGCCCGATGATGCGAAAGGGGAGAAACGGATTATAATAGATACAGCCCCCTGGACTACAATAGTTAACGCTAAACTCACATAAATATGGGATGTATATCAAAATTAAATAGAGCTATCCTAGTGGACTGCGACGCGGGCGCCACGGGCATTGAAGAATTGTTGCTAATCAACTATTCAGAAATTGCGTCTAAAGACCTTACCGGGGGGCAAGCTACGTTGACACTCGCTAGCGGAGGAAAAGCCATTTTAGTGGAGTCTAATAAGAAGGGCGTTAACGCTTCTTCCGAGGCTCGCATAAATGACAATGCGCCCGCCGCCCTTGCCGATTCCGTGACCTTTACGATTTACAGTAAGGACCAAAATAGCGCGGATATCGTGAACCGTATCTTAAATGGTCGGTTCGTGGCAGTCGCTAAGATGAAAGAGAAATATATATATCGTGTGTACGGGCTAGTGTACGGGCTTAATATGTCCGCCTACACAGAAGAAGCCAATGCAAACGGAGGGTTTACAACAATAACGTTGACAACGCCGGAAAACGTGATAGGTGAGCAGCGCGCGAACTTCGATCCGACGGCATATACGACGTTAAGAACGGGCGCTATCGTAGCGTAAAGGAGGTAATTATGGCGTGTATTAAAAAGTTAGAACAAAACATTACGTTTGATTGCGCGAAAGCGGCCGAACCTACCTCAATGCGCGGTATAGAAGAACTTATACTAGTCAATTACGGCGATATAAGTAATTATTCCGTAGATAGCGTAGGGTTGGCGACTATAACGATGATGACGGGGACTAAGGGCTACGTAGTATCTAGTGTAGGAAACTCCGTGTCCGCTACAATAGCCGCAAAGGTGAATGACATTATGACAACCGCGCAGGAACATTCCGTAGTTGTTAAATTGATTGATAACGTGGGGACTATTGGCGCGCGTGAATTATCGAACCTAATTAACGCATTGCAACTAGGAACGTTTGTAGCGTGTGTGTTAACAACTTCGGGTAATTACTTTGTATATGGGCTTATGTCCGGTCTAGAATGCTCCGAAATCACGGGGGATTCGACAACGGACGGAATTATATCCGTTACTTTGAAAACACCCGATGCGGCAGGGGGTGATAGGTTACTAACTATTACAAAAGCCACATATGACGGACTAAAGCCACCGAAAGCGTAACAACGGATTAAAATTTAATTACAAATGGAAAGATTACAAGATATTGGGCAGATTTTGGCGCTGTGTGTGCGTATGACTAACTTAAAGTTAGAAGACTCATGCGGCTTTGACAGGCAGTTCGCCGCACAATGGTATGAGAACGAGTACTTGACAGGAAAACACACACGATACGTGATGAAACCGGGCTTGTCGATTACATCATACGAGGACGGGAAGGTATACCGCGCCTTTAATTGCGATGATGCAAAGGCCATTGAACTAATGGAGGCGAACCCGGAATACTGCGATTACTTCATCGATATGGAATCGGTAGCGGTTACTATTCCGGAACTAGGGGATGACCCGTTTGCACCGGAACAGACCGAGCCGGAACAGACCGAGCCGGAACAGACCGAGCCGGAACAGACCGAGCCGGAACAGACCGAGCCGACACCGGAAGAAATCGCAGAAGCGGAAGCAGCCGCAAAACGTAGCGCCGCAGCAGTTAAGGCCGCAGCTACTAGAGCCGCCAACAAGGCAGCAGCAGAAGCGGCAGCAGCCGACATTTCAGAATTCGAATAACTAATCTAGAGGACATGATAGACGGAAAAAGAATATATCTAGCAGTCCGAAAAGCTATAAACCTCCTTCCGAGACAGTCGGAAGGGGTTGTTAGCTACGATGCGGATAACTTATACCCGCAAAGGATAGCTAACCTTATCGACGCTAGTAAGACCGCTACGGCGTGTGTGGCGAAAGCTACGGAGAATATTGTTTGCGAAGGGTTCGCCGTTGAGGCGTTTGCGCGGATGACAAACGACCACGGGCAGGATATGAACGACGTGTTAGAATTTATAGGCGAGGATATCCCCAAGTACAGAGGTTTTGCGCTGATTGTACAATACGGTGGCGATTTTAAGCCGAAAGCGGTGTATCCGGTTCCGTTCGGTTATGTCCGGGCAGTACTCAACAAAAATTATAAAGATAATAGTCGCGTTGACAAGTGGTTGGTATTCGATAATTGGGACCGTTCCACCCTCAAGGACACCAACAGCAAGAAGGGCACAATATACCCAACATTCAACCCGGATAATTTCGCGGCGGAATGCGAGGAATACGGAGGTATCGAGAATCACCCGGGACAACTGTATTACAGCAACTTGTCTAACCGTGTACCTTATCCTATCAGCCCCTTTCACGCTGTACAGCCGGAAATGGCAGCGGAACGAGGGAATGCGCTGTACGTAGAGAACGTATTGTCTAGAGGTTTCCACGCGTGTAGCATTGTGACGCACGGAGATTTTGAATCAGACCGCGAACAAGACGAATTCAGGGAAGCGATTACAAATATGATGGGCGTAGAGGGTACCGGGGCCGTACTGACAGTAAGAGACACCGCTGTAGGGATAACAGACAAGCCGTTTATCCGGGTTGAACAGGTAGGCACGCCTATTGATGCGGACCTGTACGAAAAGTACAGCGAACCATTACGGAAAGATATCGCGATAGCTTGCTACACCATTCCGATTCCGTTAATCGATTCGTCGCTAATCAATTTTGCGAACGCGTCCGGTGAAGTGGTTAAAGAGATGCAGAAAGTGTACAGGCGTTCACTTTCCCGTGTTAGGGAACGTATATCCCGCGACCTGGCGTATATCTTTGACGTAAATACGGCGATGACTGATATTAATAACAACCTGGAAGGAACCGCGGTAGATACAGCAGCCACGGACCCGGGAGAACAAACTATATAATTATGGCTTATCCTATTGCAAGATTAAGGACGTTGTTTTCATTGGCGGCTGATGTGAAAGATGCCGACCTGGAAAAGGCATTTTATGAGGCCGACCAACTAGATGTCAAGCCCCAACTATGCATGACATACGAGGCTACCCCGGCAGAATACAAGCCGGATAATGACGAGTATACGGGACTTGATACCGTTATATGTTATTACGCGTTCGCGCGCTACGTGCAGACGAGCGAACAGAACAGCACAGCGAGCGGCGTTAAGATACAGAACTATCTAGGTAGCTATGTACTTCCGGACGTTAACAAGTCGAAAAGATTCGAGGCGGAACGAGGGAAGGCCGACCAATTTATAGAGCCGCTTTTGGCAAAACTGCAGAAAGACGGTCTACTGAAGGGGGCTTGTGATTGTAACCGAGTACAGAGTAGAATATGTTTAATAAGGTAATAATGGACGGAGTACTAGACGCGGCGCGAATATCGGCAATTGCCCTTATCTTGTCAGTAACCAACGACGTTATGACATTTTTTGTACTCATTGTGCTATTCGGAACGCTTAATTTCATTGTAGGCCTTGTGGCGGACTTAAGAGAGGGAAAACCCTACTCACACCGGAAAGCCTTTCATGCGTTCTTTGAGTACGCGATAGCCGCGATAGTGATAACATTCACAGCAGCAGCGGCGAGGCTGATACAGCCGGAAGGGGACTATACGCATATATTACGGTTATTGACAACGCTCTTTGCACTTGTGTACGCAAAGAACATTATCCGCAATTTCAAATTGATACAGCCGGATAACGAATTTATATCCGTGCTTGATATGCTGATTAACACTAAGTATGTAGAATTCATTAAAAATTTAAAAAATGGAATTTTTCACAATAAAGGAACTGACGAGGTCTACGACGGCGGAAGCCAGGAAGATAGACAACACACCGACGAGGGAAGCGGAAGCGAATCTAACGGAGTTGATAAATAAAGTATTGGACCCGTTACGGAGGGCGTATGGGAATCCCATAACGGTAACGAGCGGTTATAGGTCGCCGAAGCTGAACGCTTCCGTAGGGGGCGTAAAAACGTCCCAACACCAAAAAGGCCAGGCCGCAGACATAACCGCGGGAAGCCCGGAAGAAAACAAGCGGTTGTTCGATTTGGCGCGAGAACTGAACCTACCTTTTTGTCAACTCATTGACGAGAAAAAATACAAGTGGGTGCACATCTCATACGATAAGAATAACGTTAAACGACAAGTATTACACTTATGAGCAAGTTAAGCCAAATACTGATATTAGCCGTCTCTTTGGCGGCTATATTGTTATTCTTCTCCGTGCGGAAGGTACGGCAGCAGAAAAGAGAATTGACCCGCCTGGACAGCAATATAGAGGCTATCAATACCGAGGCGCGGCAGTACAAGACAACCGCGGGAGATTACGCCGAGCAGGCGCGCAGGTTATCCCTAGAGAAGTCTGAGCTAGAGTTATTCAATGCAGACCTTAATAATAAGGTACGCGAGCTAGGAATAAAGAATAGGGAATTACAGGGTGTAACGAGAACCGAGACGATTACGAAGATAGACACGGTAGTTAAGACCGTTATAGACTCTTCCGGCGTGCGGAGAACCGCAAATTATAATGACGGTTGGAACGTTATAAACGTGGAGAGCCTTCCGGACAGCACTAAGATAGCCATACATAGTACTGATACACTAGACGTGGTTACACACGCGAAGCAAAAGAAGTTCCTTTTCTTTCGGGTCGGACGGCCGAAACTGTACACAACCGTATCAAACAAAAATCCGCGTTCCGATGTGAAAGTACGGTTTTCAGCGACTTTCGACTAAAAATGCTTACAAATAAAATCATCTGTGGCACTCATCTGCGACACTTAACTAACTGATAATCAGACTACAAACTTTTTGCGGCATTAATTAAAGATTTTTTACTGTGACGCCTAACTCACTGATTTACTTATAGTTAGTACTAATGTCATAGATGTCATAGATATATTGCGTAGAGATAAAACTAAAAAGGGCTTTAAATGTTAATATATATCAAATCGTATATCGTATATTTACATTTTAGACTAATAGGGATTTATCTGTGATTCTGTGACGTTTTGGCTTAATTCGCTGTGCCATAGCGCGTTAAGTGACATAAACCTCTGTGACGTTTGTTTTCACCTGTGACACCCCACCCCGAAATGTTAATCGTAGTTAAATTCACAAAGTTTTTTCTCAAAATGTTTTGTAGTTCGAAAATAAGCCGTATCTTTGCAATGTCGATAAGGAAATGAGAACCCCGCCAATCGTAACCAAAAGGGGCTAGAAGGGAAATATGGACGGTATCCCAATTCATTTGAAAATCCGGTGCGGTATCCGCTTAATTGAAGCTATAAAGCCGGAATCCTCTTCGCAAAAGAACTGTAAGCCATACTAAACTTTATCGCACTATTCCGGAAGGCCCGGAGAATCGCGCAAATAATTACTAGATATGGGATATTTAAAAATCTACCGATTAGAGAAGTTTTTCTATGATACGGTAAAAAAGAGAATCTTTGAATGTATTAATTTGAAAGAGATAAACGAGCTATACGGCCGCCCTGGCGCGGTTACCATAGCGGAGGTATTCTCGAAGGAACTAGAGGAGGAAGAAGGCGGAAAGAAGTTTGAATATAATATCCGCGGCTTTATCATCCCGAACGCCGACAAGTACCTGACCGTTTATGAGCAAGCGCGCCAAAAGGCCTTTAGCGATTATCTTTTTTCAAGAAAAGGAGAATTTAGAACTAAAAAACAAGAATGGAGACCAAAGAAGAAAAAAACAAATTGCTGACAGTAGCACAGGCGGCACATCTGGTAGGCTGCACCGAAAACGCTATCCGTTATCAGCTGCGAATCGGAAATCTGACAAGGTTTGAAAATGCAGCCGGGAAAATACGTATATCACGTAACGAATTATTAGATAAACTTTTAAAATTTGAAGAAAAATGAGAATTAGTTTTGAACTGAACACCGAGAACGAGAACCCGAGTATGTTACAGGCAACCGCCGCGTATCTCAACAACCTTGCTAACATCAACGCAGGAACCGCAATAGAACCCGTACACGGGTTTTTAGAACCGGGAGAAGTAGATGAAACTCTCAAAGGGAAAAAACCCGTTACGGAGCCGCAAAATGACTTCAAAAAGGAAAGTATCGCCGAATCGATTGCAGCCGTCAAAGAACAACTAGCAGCAGAGAAGGGAGAAACCGAAAAGGACGAAACCGAAAAGGACGAAACCGAAAAGGACGAAACCGAAAAGGAAGAACCCAAAAAACCCGCTAGACGCAGAGCGAAACCCGCGCCGGAAGTAAAGACAGAACCCGAGCCGGAACAACCTAATGAAC